GACAAGAAAAAACAAAGACAAAAAGCATTTAGGACAGACAAAACGAAGCCCCCCCCCCTACAGGCAGACACAATCGAAATTTGAAATTTAGGCTATATACCCTCACAACAATATTTTTTTTATAAAATTTTTTTCAAGTAACTTAAATTACACTAATCCTCACGATAAAATATTTTATAAAAATTTTTTTTTATTACACAAAAATGCAAAATAATTGTAACCTTACTGTAACTTTGTGCGTATAAGGTATAAAAAACGGATATGGAAATGACAGAAGAAGAAGGTAGAGAGTTATTGGATAAGGCATTGGTAGATTGTTTGTATGAGATTGATTTGTGTGGTCATATAGCTTTGATAGGTAAAGAGGGTTATATAGAGTATTTGATGAGGGGGTGTAAGATTGACAAGATGGTAATGGAATTTTATAATGATAAAAATATGACAAACTTGTAATATGGTAAAAGAGGATAAGTATAGGGTTTACACTAGTGTATTTATGATGGAGGGAAATGATTTGTATTCTGATACAGATACAGACCCTATAATTACCGCCGAATTAGACGCTATTAGTGAGTTGGCGTTTGATGATAGTGGTAATAGTTTGCCTTATTCAATAAGTGTTAGTATCTTTGGTCAGGAATGGGATAGGGATAATTATTTATTTGAGGATAAGCCTGCTACTTATAGGAGGTGGGACCAAAAGGTTGCTGTCCATGTAATAGTGTTTAATAGCGAGATAGATAAGAAATTGTATGATTGTAATGATAAAGTAATAATAGAAAAATATGGAGTATAAAGATTTTGAAAAGGCTATTGGATTAATGGTTAGTCATAGTAGCAAGTTAAATAAATTGTATAGTGAGTTTAAGATAGACCTTATAGATTCATTTGATGAACATAATACTTTGGTAGAGATGTTTTGGGATGAGGTATTAACGGATAGGGGCTCTGATTGGTTAGGTTGGTATTTGTATGATAAGGGTGGTATTAGTGGTAAGCCTAGGAAGGATATTAAAGCCCATGATTTAGATAAGGAGATATGCCGAAATTTAAAGGAGCTTCACAAGTATTTAGTAGATAGTAAGTATTTTAAAAATCAAAAATAGCATGGAAGAAGATAAGCCAATATTAGAATCAGCATCATTTGAATTTTCTCAAGAAGGTAATTGCCTAGATGGCATAGATGAATTTTTAACTATAGAGTGTAAATCAGATTTAGGTATTGATAGAAATGAAAATTGCTTTTATGTTTTAAAAACTAAGAAGTGGTCAATAGACTCTTCTAAAGATTTACAAGATTTATTTGATAGAATTGATAAAGTGATAATAAGTAAAACCAAAAATAAAATAAAATGAAAGAAAAACAAATCAGAAAAGTAACCTTATCCTCAGAAGGATTGAAAGGTTTAATTATTGAAGGTACTGTAGAGACAGTAAAAGAGAATCGTATAGCTATTAATGGGTTTAAGGATACTGTTCGCCATCCTATACACTTAGATTTAGAAGATAAGATTAAGGATTTAAGATTCCATGCTATGAATATTGCGGGATTAATCACAGATTCGACACCTAAAAGTGAGAAGGCTAGTTTAATAGCTAGTTGTAATGTATTATCTTTTGAGGTAAACGATGATTACTTCGTATTGAAAGTGGAGAGTCGTGTATTCGATACTAAGTTCATTAAGTTCTCTACCCCTAAAGTAGATAGTTCGGATGGATATGAGTTCTTTGATATTGTTAAACAATTATTAGGAGAGATTCTTATTGAGGTTCATGCTTATACAAAAGGATTAAAGAAGATTACTAACGAGGAGATTACTGTTCGTTATATCCAACAAGGTAAAGACTCTAATATAGACATGGAGGCATTTAAAGAGATGTCTAATGAAGATAAGAGAGATTATATGACTTCTGTATTAGAAAAGTTGGGATGTATCGTTATAACTAATGAGGATATGGATATTAGTAGTATTGATATTACTGAAGAAGTATTGATGTTAGAAGAGATTGCTGAACCAATTAAATTAAAAGCTTAATGGCTATCCATACATTATTTCCAAATAAGGTTTACTTAGACCCTATCGCTCATAAATATTTCGATAACGAAGGTTTAGAGTATATGGGTTTTAGTAGACTTTATGGATATTTAGTTCCTAAGTTTGATTCTGATGGCATATCTAGGATTATGGCTAGGAATAGCGGAGTATCTCAAGAAGAAATTCAAGCTGGGTGGAATAAATCTACGGAAAACGGAACTAGAATAGATAAGGCATTGGAGTTATACGCTCAAACTGCTACTTTTTTACCTGAAGATGGCGATATTAAAGAGTTGGTTATTGCCGTATTAGAGAAGTACAAGAGTTATAATAGGACTTACGAGCAAGGAATACCTTATGATTTAGAAAGAAGGCTTGCGGGTAGTTGGGATAAGCTTAGTTTAGTATCTAATAGAAAGGATAGTAAGTTCCATTTGTCTGATTTTAAATGTTTTGCTAAAGGATACGATAGTTTATTCAAGATTAGCGGTCAATCATTCTTAAATGCTCCATTTAGTCACCTCCCTAATAACAAATACACGAAGATTTGCTTCCAATTAAGTTATTATGCTCATTTATTTGAGGAATTAACAGGAAGAAAGTGCGAGAAGTTATTTATTGACTTAATTACTCCTTTTTGGAACGAAGATGGTACTTTAAAAAGCTATAAAAACGAAGCTGTACCTGCTATGTACATGAAGAATGATGTTAAATTACTATTAGATTACTTTAAGGATAAAATAGTAAGTGATATGACTCCAAATGCGGTATATTCTAACTTAGATATAGAAGAATTTTAATATTAACTAAAAATTACATAAATTAGTAGCGGAAACGAGATGTTGTCCGCTATTTTTTTATAGAAACATATTATGAGTTATTTATTTCACTTAGACCAAAAGAATAATGCTATTCTTCATCCTGAAGCAGTTAGATTATGTCCAGAGTTAAGATTATTAAACGAGAAAGAAGTACTTTTTATAGTACTAGCCTTTGATTACAATTCCATTTACAAGCAATATCCCGAAAGACAAAGGTTATCCAAAGCAATTTGGCATGTATTCGGAGATAATAACCCTAAGTTATTGGAGGAAGATAAGAGGGAAAAGAGAATACAAGCTGCAATAGAAGCCTATAAGTCTTTACAATACAATAGAAACGAGGAATTAATCTCTATTTACCAACAAAAAATAGAGCAATCTCAACAAGAGATATTAATGGAGGATAGTTCTACTAGATTAAAGAATCTAAGAGAGATTATATCTGGTTTCCGTAAAGATATTAGAGATTTAGAAACAGAGATTATAGAAAAGAACATATTAGAAGCTGAACTTAAAGGAGATAGGGAATTAAGCCTTATGGAATCTTGGCAAACTAACATCAAGCACTATAACTCAATTAGATTTAAGAAATAATGGATATAAAAGACGTACCTATTCTAAAAACCCCTTATTATAAGGGAAAAAACTTTTGTCCTAATCCCGTAGTTAAATACGGAATACCTGGATATGCAGATAGTTTACTAAATCCTAAAGTGGTAGGAACTCCTGATTACTTAAAGTATTGGGAAGAACAATTATACTATATTCACAATGGCATTCAAACAGGAGGTGTTTATATCCCTGGCAGATACTACTATTTCTTAAACTTTAGTACATTCTCTACTGTTGGAGGTGTTGTAACTCCAGATATGTGTGATTTACACTTAGAATTAGCCTACTTAATAGACTATGCTAAGGCTAATGGTAAGAATATAATGGCAGCTAAGGGTAGACGTAAAGGTATATCCGAGTTTACCCAAAAAGCAGTTGTAGATTATGGCTACAGATTCAATTTTGCTTATCAAGCAGGTGTAGCGGCAGGATTAAAAGATTACGCAGAGGATTTTATGAAGAAGTGGAGCTTGGCGGATTCTTTAATAGTTCCTGAGTTTAGGATGGGTACATTATTGAATAATGATGATGAGGTTATAGCAGGATATAAGATAAAAGACAAAGGTCAATACATAGACAAAGGAACTAATAGCAAAATACTAGTTCGTACCATGCACACTAACCCTAATATGTTTAAAGGATTGTATTTAAACGATGTAATTGCAGAGGAGTGTGGAGAGTTTGAGAAATTAAAAGAGTTTTACTCGGCTACAAGAGCTTGTTTAACTAAAGGTAATAAGCAGATAGGAACTATGTTCTTCTATGGTACAGGAGGAAACATTAATAAAGGTTCAAAAGACTTTATGGAGATGTGGAATGAGCCAGATTCATACAATTTTATTAAATTCCTAATACCTGCTACTAGATTTTACTTTCCTCACTATGGCGGAGCAACAGATAACGACCAGGATGTAGGAGAGATACCATCTTTATTAAGTGGAGATAAGAAACCATACCAATTAATAGGAGTGGAGGATGAAACTACTGCTAAAGAATCAATACTAAGAGATAGAGCTATTAAGAAGAAAGGTCCTTTAAAAGATTACTTAGAAGAGCTACAAAACTTTCCATTAGACGAGACTGAGATATTTAAAAAGATGTTTAGTAACAACTTTGATATTGAAAAGATAAATAATCAGCAGGATGCTATAAACGCTACTCAATATAAATATTCTAAGTATAGATTAGAGTGGATTTTAAATGATAAAGGAGAGCGCGGAGACAATCCTAGAGTAAGAGCTGTTCCTGCTAAAGATACGGATGATGAAAGAGATTGTGTATTAATAATGGATGCCTATCATCCTAATCCAAAGTTTCAAAACTTATACGTTGGCGGAATAGATGCTTATGACCAAGATAAAGGTGTATCTAAATCTTTAGGAGCTATGTGTGTATTGATGAGAAGAAATACTATACATCCCGAATACCAATTAGGACCTGTGGCAATTATTTGTACTCGTCCTAAAAGAAAAGAATACTTTTTTGATATGTGTTGTAAGCTATCTGTTTATTATAATCTAGTTGGAAGTACATTAGGAGATAAGGCTAGTAGTTCGGGTATTATAAATTGGTATAAAGACCATGGTTGTCAAAAGTATTTAGCGGTACGTCCTACTAAATTTGAAAGTACTAACTCGGAACAATCACATGAGTATTGGGTATCTTTAAATACTTATAGTAGACCATTAATGGTAGGATTAATGCAAACTGCTATTTACGATTATGTACAAAATATTTGGTTCCCTGAACTTATTAATCAATTAGGTAATTTTGATGAAGTTACAGTAGGAAGTGATAATGACTTAGCGGATGCTTATGGTATAGCTTTAATGCAAGATATAAGTACAGGAACTGCTCCAAGGGATTTGAATTATAGTTTAAAAGATGACCCTTTTATGTTAAATTCATTTGAAGATGAAGAGGAAAAAGAAAAAAGAGTAAGTCTTGAACAAGATTGGAAAGGTTTTGGTAGATAATACACAATTATTTACTATTTTTGATAAAAATATAATCAACTATGCAATTTCCATCGCAAACAGTCCCGCAATTTAAAAAAGATAAAGCTTGGTGTCAGTTACACTTAGATTACGGTCAAAGAATACTGAGAAACAGTAACTTAGCTAAACAAGAAATGGATAACCATTACAAGCAATTTAATGGGGTTAAGCGAGCAGGTAGTTATAAGTATTTAATTAACACGCATGGTAAGGAAAATCGTGCTCAATTTATATCTTACAGAGCTTGTACTACAAAAATTCAACTAATGGTTGGAGAGTTTTTAGTAAGACCTTTAAGTGCAACTGTTTTTACAAATAATAGAGATGCTAAATTCCAAAAGATGTCTCAATTTGAGTTTATGACAGGGGCAATGATTGCCAAGAAAGAGATATTAGAGTTGAAGGAAAAAGCAGGGGTAGATATAATGGAAGGCGCTCCAATTCCTGAAGATGAGAATGACCCAATTTGGGAGAATATGTCTACAAAGGATAAGGAAGAATTAATTATGCAATCTATCCTTAATGAGCAAATACCTGCGTTGAATTTAAAACAAAAGTTTGCAGATAACTTATTAGACTGTGCAATTACTTCTGTTATGTTTGGTAAAATAGAACGTAATGAAAAAGGAGATACGGACTACATAAACATTGACCCTAGAGATGCTATTTACGAAGAGATTAAAGGTGACCCGCATTTAGAGAAAAGTCCTATCAAAGGATGCCGTCAATGGTTGCCATTACACGAAATATTAAGACGTTACCAATTAGATAAAAAGCAAATTGAAACTATTGAATCTATTGGTAAAAACCCAACAACATATTACTCAGATAGTATTAAAGATGGTCCAAGTGGAACAGGATTAATCGCAGAGGTTATTCATGTTGAATGGATTTCAGTTATACCTGAATACTACCAAAAGATTAAAAAGACGGCAACTCAATTAGCGTTAGACCCAACAGAAGAATATATCTATATTGCTTTAGATACAGATAAGTATGAGATGAATAAAGAGCATTGGGATAGTAAGCCAGGGATTGAAGTAATTGCTAAGTATAGAGAAGATTTATGGGAAGCGACTCGTATCGGCGGATTAAAAGAATTAGATGTTAATTGCAGACGAGTTCAATTCCAAATGAGAAAAGTAGACAACCCTGCTTACATATTAAGTAGCTCTTACGTTGGATATTTGTTCAACACAGTAGATGGACGTAGAATTTCTATGTTTCAACAAATGGAGAATTGGAGTAATATATTTGATATAGTTATGTATCAGATATTAAAAGATATTAATAAGTTCAAAGGTAAAGTGTTAGGATTTAACTTAGCTGGCTTGCCTGCAAAATCATCCGTTAAAGCTATACAATACGATATGGTTAATGATGGATTTGTAACTTATGATACATCTGCTAGTGGTAACTTTCATGGTAGAGATGTATCTTTAAACAACATATTACAAGTAGAAGATTTAGGATTAAGTAACTCATTTGGAGCTTTAATTCAATTCAAAGATGTTATCCTTCAAATGATGGATAGAATGACTGGAATTTCTGAGAATAGAGAAGGTCAAATCGCGGCATCTGCAACGGCTACAAACACCAATTCTGCTATACAAGCATCAAGAACTATTACAGAGCCTTTCTTCTACGGAGTTTATTCTTTTATTGATAAGACTTTAATGAGAATTATAGAATCAACTAAGGTTACTTGGGCATTCTATAAAGTAGAAGAAGGAGAGCAAATATTAGGTATTGATAAGTGGAAGTTTATGCGCGTAACCCAAGAATTAGGATTTAAGGATTATGGTGTACATTTACAAGATTCAGGTAAGTATGCAGAGGTTAAGCGTTATATGGAAAGCTTAATGGCTAACTCTTTAAATGCAAAAGAAATACGTCCAGAAGATGCCTTATCATTTGCTTGGTCTGAAACTGCCGTAGAGCAAAAACAAATATTAAAAGAAGGTTGGAATAAGGTAAAAGAAATGCAATCTCAATCTCAACAAATGCAACAACAGTCTCAAATGCAAATGCAACAACAACAAATTCAAATGCAGCAACAACAACTTCAGCAGCAATTAGAAATATCTAATGCAGATAGAGAAGATAGACAAGCTGCTAGAATAGAGGAGATTATTGCACAAGGAGAAGTTGACATTAAAGTAAATGCTGCAAAGGCAGGAAACGATGTTACTAAAATGAATTTCCAAGCTCAAACAGAAAATCTTAACAATCAAAATCAAATATTAGAATAATAGTTATATATTTGTGTAATTAAAATTATAAACCATGACAGAAGAAACAACAGCAGTGCAAAATGATACGGTTCGAGAGGAATCGTCTGCGCCAGCTCGTGCTAACTTCGAGTTACTATCGGATGATACGTTTTTAAATTCAAACTACAACGAAGCAACAGAAGAAGCAAAGCCTACGGAAATAACAAAAGAAGATGCTTCAAAAGATGAAGTTAAAGATTTAGGACTAGAGCCTGAGGTTAAAGTAGAAGAAGCTGCAAAGCCTACTGAAGCTAAAGAAGAGCCTACAACTGAAACGGAGACCTTAGATTTAGAGCCTTTATCTTTAGAGGATACTAATTCAAACGAACCTGAAGATGGCAGTTGGGCTTACATAGCTAAACTAGATGGATTAGAGTTAAAAGAAGATTCTTTAGAAGCTTACAAAGAAGCTATAACTGCTCCTTATGAAGAAAAGCTAAGAGAGGTTGAATCTTTAACTACAGAGAAATTAATATCTAAGTTTGAGGACCCTAATGTAAAGATGGTTTTTCAATTAGCGGAAGCAGGATTAACATTTGATGAGATTGTAGCTCCATTTACTAAGATAAATGAATTTAAAGCTATGCCTGCATTAGAATTAGTAAGAAAGAACTTAGAGTTAACTCATACTGATTGGACTCCTGATATGATAGATACAGAGATGGAAATCTTAACTGCTGTAGATGGAAGATTAGAGCATGAGCATAAAAAGATAATTGTTGAATTGGATAACATCCAAAGAGAAGAACAATATCGCAGAGAAGATATAGTAAATAATTATAAAGTAAACGCTGAAAAATACGCCATGCAAGAGCGCGTTCAAAATCTAGAATCTGTATCAAAAGCTTTGAATAATATGTCAGAGTTTATGGGTTCTCCATTAACGAGCGAGGTTAAGCAAGGATTAACGGAAAGAATGAACAATGGAAAGTACGACCAAATGTTCAATGACCCAATTAAAAAAGCAGAGTTTATTGCGTATATAGAGTTAGGTCAAAAGGCTCAAAAAAACCTAGAAGCTAAAAGCTATGCTAAGGGGAGACTTGAAATAACTAAAAAGCTGCATAACACACCACCATTAACAACTGGAGGAGCAGGAAAATCAATAACAACAAACACAGAAGGTAATTTTGAAAGATTGAAAGGAGACACATATCTTAATGGTTAAAATAAATTAATAATTAACCTAAAAAAATAAAAATTATGTCATTAAATCCAGGACAAACTCAAATCGTAAAAGGTTCATGGTCAGCAGACTGTACAACCGAGTTCGACTTAGTAAGAAACATGCAAAAAATGCCCGAAATACGCAAAGTATTAGAGCGAGTTGACAGACGTCAATTAACAACATTATTAACTTCAGGAGCTGTAGGACCTTACGGTATTGACGTTAAAGCTGAAACTAAATTTGGAAAAGTAAAAGACAGCCAATTAATTGGTGATTCTTCTTACCGTTTCAACATTATGGGTCGTATCCAAAAAGCTGCTACTATCTTATCTCAAGTAGGTTCTAGTGGTTCTGATGGGTCTTTCCAATTAGTTATCGCTGACGAAGGTGGTCGTGGATGTTATATCTACAAAGGACAAATCGTATTGTTTGCTAACGCAGGTCGTTACCAAGCTGTAGTTATGTCTACTCCTACTCGTGTAGCTGCTGGATGGTTAGTATCTTTCCAAAATCAACAAAAATCAGTATTCTCTTGGGCAACTGTAGTAGCATCTCAAACAGGTGGTACTTATACTTGTTTCCCTTCTACTACTGCTTACTCTGAGAAATCTTTAAAAGGATATGGTCGTGACCAATTCCCTGATACTTTCATTGTAGATATGACTACTCAACGTAAGACTGTATCTATCTCTGGTGGCGCTGCTACAGACATCTTATGGTATGAATACATGAGCTCTAACGGTCCTGTAAAAGGATGGAAATTCGAGAAAGTTCGTCAAGCTGAAGCTCAATGGGCTGTAGAAAACGAATTTGCTAAAATCTTTGGTGTATCTTCTATGAAGAATGCTGATGGTTCTCGTGCAACAGTTTCTAACTTAATTGATGAAGAAACAGGATTACCTATTACTATCGGTGATGGTATCGAAGAGCAAATTGGTGGTGGTAACGAAATTTTCGGTTCTGGTACTAATGGTGAAGCTACTGAAGATGACTTTATTGATGCAATGAATATCTTAACTAAATCTAGTAATGATACTGTAGGTGTAAACTTAGTATTTATGACTGGATTAGATGGTTATTATAACGCTCAACGTAAGATGGCTCGTTTTATAGCTACTCAAAATGCTACTTTACGTCAAGATGTTAAAGGTGGTGCTTCTATCGAAGTAGGTTACGAAATTATGAAAATGCACTTCGCAGGAAGTTCAGTTTGTTTCGTACAACATCCTTTATTTGATGATGATTTACGTTTCCCTGCTAAAGGTTCTGATGGAAAATCTATCATGTCATCTACTTATATCGGTGGTGATTTAGGAGCTATCAATGATTCAAATATCGAAATCATCGCTAAAGGTGCTTACGGTGTTAATCGTTCTAACGTAGTTGCTACTATCAACGGTTTAACAGGTATGGCTGGAGAAGCTATCTCTGAAGAAGATGCTTGGAAAATGTCTATGTTACGCGAAGATATGATTGTTATCTACAATACTCGTAGATGGTGTATCATCCGTAAATCATTCTAATCTAAGAATAGATATACAACTAAGAACCCTTGTAGAAATACAGGGGTTTTTTTATTACAACTTTGTCATATTTTTTATCAAAATATTTTATTACATTTGCCTAAACAATTTAAAAATAAACAAAATGAATGTATTTAATCTTGACTTGAGACAGTCTACGGCGAGAGGCTTAAAAAAAGATGTAGATTACAAAGAAGTTTTGGACGGAAATGGTTTCGCCCATAAATTTGTTAATCTTGAAAACCCTAAGTATTGCCAAATGGAAGGCATTATTGAAGTAGAAGCTTTAAAGGTAACTAACAAGCATCTAAATCAAAAAATTATCCGTAAAACTAAAGACAGAAACACAGGTCTGTATTGGGGATTACCAATTAGTATTAATCCTGATACAAAGGAATTGATGTGTAAATCTTTTACATTAGAAGATAGAAACATATTCGATTTATCTGTTCCTGACCAAGCTATTGCATGGGCTATTTTAAAGAATAGTACTTGTATGGAAGGAAGTCCTAATCTTTACGGTAAACCTTACTACAAAGTAATAGACAAGGAAAAGAAAGCTGCTGAGAATATTAGCAGAAGAACAATCCGCCAAAAAGCAGAAGTTATTATTGCTAAATTACAAGGTTCTTCCTTACAAGAGATGGCTATTAACTTAGGTGTTAATGTAGAGGCTAATAGAAACATATCTATGCTTACGGATGAAGTTTATCGCAAGATGGAAGAAAATCCAAAATCATTTATTGAAATGTATGAGAATCCACAAAGACAATATATTTCTATATTTAATAGAGGTTTGGCTTTAGGTATATTGGACTACAACCTTGCAGAAGGAACTTACAAATATAACGGATTACAAATGGGTCATACAAAAGAAATGGCTATTAAGTATTTAGTAGATAATAACAATTTAGCTACTTCTATTGACGCTAGATGTAATTCTTTAGAGAACGATTCAAAAGAAGCTATGAGACTTCGTTACGAAGAGCAAAACGAATCAAACGTTTATGATGAGGTTGCTGAATTAAGAAAAAGATTAATGGAGGCAGAAGCTCTATTAAAAGAAAATAACAAAGAGGTGGAATTTGTTTCTCCTTTTAATTTAACTGAAAAACCTAAAGATGATGAATCTGAAATGGCAGAATTAAGAGAGAGAGCAAAAGCTCTAAAGATACCTGGTGCGCACTTGCCATCAGTTAAAAAAGAAACCCTGCTAGCTAAGATTACCGAAGCAGAGGGTAAATAGTTTATACTATATAAAAAAAAGAGCCTTATGAGAAATTGTAAGGCTTTTTTAATTTATCTTTATATCAAAATTATTAAATAATGAACGCGATAGAAGTATATAATTCAGTACAACTTTATGTAGATAGAAGTAAAGGAGCTAGGTATTATTTTCAAGAAATTAACAAAGCTGTAAATGATGCTATGAAAATGCACATTGATGATATTACAGATACTGCTAATCAAAATAAACTTAGTGGATTAGATAGATTCCAAGTATTTAGAGATGAGCTTTATACTTTAATGAAAAGCAATACGTTTGTTCCTACCGTAGTTGGCTTGTATAATACTGATGTATTAGTTAACCATATAAACTTTCCTACTGATTATAGAGCATTTGCGGCATTAAGTTTAACAATAGGAGGAGTTACTACTTACGGTAGACAAACTACCTATAACGAAAGAGGACCTTTATTAGAATGCAGTTTTAGAAAGCCTACTAATACTAAGATTTACTTCTTAGAAGATTCTACAGGATTAAAAGTATATAGAGGAGTTTCAGGAACAGTAAGTTCTTCTGTTTTAGATTATGTTAAGCAACCTGTTGAATTTAATATGGGTAACGAACTTAATCTAATAGATGCAGGAGTAGGTGTATTAACTATCTCTACTTCCTATACTGCCTTTGAAGATTCTGAATACAATGGAGTTATTTATCCATCAGGAACCGTATTCTCTACAAATGGTGTATTAACAGATTTAACAAGCGGTCAAGTAATACTAACTAGTTTATTAACAACTATTGAATTACCCGCTAAAACTCATCCCGATATTGCTAAAAGAGCAGCAGCTATATTAGCAGGTGTAGTTGAAGATTTTCAATCAAGTGCATTTGCTGAAAAAGAATCTAAAAATTAATTTGTATTAAAATAATACTTAAATTTGACTATTATAAACCAATTAAAAAAATAAAACCATGTCACAGAATGTAAACAGGTCAGTACTGTTTAATACGTCAGCATCAACTGATGTACAGTACAGTGGTGGTAATGTGTTAATCCCAGGATTAACTCCTATCCCTACAAACAGAATCATCAACTTTTCGCAAATTAACTACCGCGCGGAAGTTGTTCAAGTAATTACGGTAGGTGGGTCTCTTTATACTCCAACAGCTTCTACGGCTTACACAGTATTAATCGGAGATTCTAACCGTAGAAGTCAAGGTTACACAGAGCCGTTTAAGAAGTATTCTTACACAACTCCTCCTGTAATCACAACTTTAGGTGCAACTGCTGCTTTACAGCGTGAAGCTATCACTGCTGCTTTAGTTGCTAAAATCAATGCTGCTTCAACTTACAATTTTGTAACTGCTGCTACTTTAACAGGTGGTGCTGGTTTCACAATTACTGATGCTGCTGGTTACTACCCTTACCCTCACCAAGGTATGAATACTCGTCAAGGTGCTTCAAGAATCGTATTAGCAGCTAACGCTGATGCTACAGGTTTCTCTGCAACTGATTTCGTAGTAACAACTGCTGCTGTTTATTCAGTAGGTGTAGGTTTAGATTTAGCTAACAATGCTCCTGTAATGGACTTTATGACTGGAAATGTTATTTCTGGTACTGTAGATGCTCCTAAAACTTTATCAGGTGCCTCTGCTGTTGCAGGTCAAAAATACAATGCTTTTTCTATTACTTATTTAGAGAATGCTCAAATTGCAGGTATCACAGGAACTACAGGTTTATTAGTTAAACAACGTATTGTTTGGGTTGATAATGGAGCAGGTGCTTCTGTTGTTAATTTAGCGGGTTACTTAGCTATTGAAAAAGAATTACACCGTTTAGTAGGTGTTGTTTATGGACAAGACCCTAACGCTACTTTAGAGTTCTTTGATAAGAATTTCTTAATTCAAGGTCCTGCTGGAGCTGTTGTTGTTGGTACTACAAGTTTAAAAAATAAATTTATTACTCCTTATGGTTTATTAAATCACTATAATGTTGGCGCTCACGCTAGTACTTTTGCTCCAATTCAAGGTGCTAACGGTTTATTAATTGAACAAGATGCTGTTGCTGCTAGAGGTGCTCATTACTGTCCTGAAGTTGTTGCTGCTTGCCCTCAACAATTCGTAGTAGGTAAAACTTCTATGACTTTGGTTAACAAGTTTGCCGTAACAACTGTAGCTAACGTAGTTTATTTAACTGGTTTCCGAGTTAAAGAAGCGTTTACTGCTGATTTTAATGATTATAATAACTTAGCTGCTATCGGTACAGGTGCTGCTGGTTCTGCCGTTGCTACTTATGGTATATTAGGTGGACTTTCCACTGTAGTTACCACATCTGCTACTAACTTAGTAAGCAATGCTGTTAACACCGCTGTTGTTGAAGTTTCTACAAGCGGTGTTGTTAGTATGTGGATGAATGATGTTAAATACCCAGTTTACTCTGCGGGTACTACTCCTTTAGTATTCCCTGCTGGAACTGTATTAATTCCATTCTTCCAATACACTAACTTAAATAGTGCTGCTGCGGTTGTTAACGAAGTTGAATTTGAAGCGGTTGCTACTGATACTTTGTATAACTACTAAGATTTAATTCTTAACTAAAATTAAAAGGTTACTGTAAAAAGTAACCTTTTTTTATTTACTTTTATAGCACAAAAATATAATAAATAATGGAAAATCAATCAACAACAGAAATAGTAAGAGCCATAAGATACTCACCTAATTTAGTAGCACTTGGTTATCAAAAATTAACTGTAACAGGTGGAACTGCTCAAGCTTTAACTGTACCTACAGGTGCTTTATATGCAGAGGTTAGAGTTGAATCAGCTACAACTAGTGGTATAATTATGAGATATTTAATGTTAGGAGCTACTACATTGCCAACTACTACAGATGGCATGGCATTATCTTATTTAGATTTCTTTGATATTACTAATGGAGACAACGTAGCAAACTTTAGAGTTATTGCAGTTTCTTCTACCCATACTTTACACATACAATACTATAAATAATAAAACATGATTTCAGCTATTAAAAATATAAAAAGAGTATTTTCTATAAATGGAGGTGGCGGAGGAGGTAGTAACCTAGAAATAAAAGATAATGGTTCTACCTTAACAGCAGCAGCGACATCAATAGACTTTACTGGAGCTGGTGTAACTTCATCCGTAGTGGGCACAGCAGTTACTCTTAGTATAACAGGAGGCGGTGGTGGAACATCATCAACAAGTAATTTATTTGCTTACTATAACTTTATATAAAAACAAAACAATATGATGACTTACACAGCCCCAGATGGGCACATAATCGAATCTTTACCATATCCAAAGGTGGTAGTTTATGATTGCAAATGTTCAGAAATAGTAGATGGTATTTACTATTCTATTGAAACGACTGGAGCACCGACTGAAATAGGAATACAACAAATTAATATTAAAAGAATAGTTGATAATAATAATATGACTATTGAAATAATAATGAGTTCAGATGAAGAATTAATTGAATATCAAAATAATAATAAATTAATATAACATGGCAGCAAATACAACACCAATTTTCGTAAAACAGGGTAACTTTACCCCTGCAAGAATAGCAGCAGCAAATACAGCGGCTGATGGCTCAGGCACTTTAGTAACATTAGTAACAGCAGTTATAGATGGAACAAGAGTAGACGGAGTTAGATTTATTAACTCACAAGCCACAGCAGCAGCATCTGGCGCTAAAGTATTAAGAATATTTTTAACTGATACAGGTGGAGCAAATCCACGATTAATTGGTGAGGTAGTTATGACAGCAGCTACTCGTTCAAATACTGTAATTGGAGCAACTTCAATATACACTTTTGACCAAGCTATTGTAATGAAATCAGGTCAAATAATGTCAGTTTGTATGAGTGTTTATGTAGGTGCAAATGACCAAACAGATGCTATTGCTTACGCAGGAGATTATTAATCATGGCAGTAATAACAGTTAGTATATTAGGTGGAAATTGGAATTCGGCTACAACTTGGGTTGGTGGTGTGGTTCCTAATGCAACTTTAGATACAGTAGCTTTTACTGCAACAAGTGGTAATTTAACTGTAAATGTTTCATCAACCTGCATTGGAATTGATTTTACTAACTATGTTAATACTATAACGTTCAATTCTTTACTTACAGTTAATGGTCCAGTCAATTTAGGAACAGGAGGTTATACGCAAGCAGGTACATCAGGAATACAAGTAGCAGCTACAGCCACACTAACAAGTGGTGGAGTAACTTGGAGTAGTTTATGGACTTTTGCAGGAGGTGGAATTTTCACATTAGCGGATAATTTTAATTTTACAGGTGCATTAAATTTTTCTAATTCAGGCGGAATAAGTATAAATGGAAATACGATTAATACTTCAAATTTAACATCAACTACCGCAAGTACAACATCAGGAACAACTAATATAGTATTTAATGGCACGGGAACTTGGTCAAATTCTAGTATTGGTGTTATAAGAAATAATATTAATATTAATACAGCAGGAACTTTAACAATAGGTACAAATGTTTATTACAATACAGGTATCCTAACTTACACAGCAGGAACAGTAGTAACAACAGGAAGTACGTTAAACATAGGAGCTTCAACTACACTTAATACAAGTGGAATGACTTGGAATAATGTAACAATAACAACAGGTACACAAACTTTAACAAGTGATTTAAACTGCCAAAATTTAACATCAGGAGGTGGTGGAACTAATACTATAAATGGTTTATTTAATATAAATGTAAGCGGGAATCTAACTGCAAATGGAATTGTACTAGGTACATCTACTATTGTATTAATGGGTACAGGACTTTGGACTGCAACTAATAGCTCTAACACATTTAGAACACCTATAATTATTAATACAAATGGAATAATAACATTAGCAAATAGTTTAACTCACGATGGAGATTTAACATATATTAAAGGAATTGTAAAATCTAATAATACAACTATTAGTTTTGGTGCTACGATAAAAACTTTAAAAGGTTTAAATAAAATAATTTTTAAAAATGTCATAATAACAGCAGGAGGTACTATAACAATGAATGAGTTTTTTAGTGGTAGCCCATCACTTGTAACTAATATAAGTTCAACAAGTGCCTCAACTTACACAATAGCTTTTCAAGATGAATTTGAGAAAATATCTAAATTTGTAAATATTAGTAATTGCACTTTATCAAAACCTTTACAATTATTAGTTCTTACAAACAGTAAAAGAAATTTAACTAACTTAGGCGTAAGATATATTAATCAAAGCCCAAATGGAATAGCTAAAAACAACCCTAGTACTACAAACCAAACAACTTACAATAGCCAGATGTTAATTAATGACCCTGGAATGAAATAAAAATTTTAAATTAATATCAATAACAAACATGGGACAGTCAGCAGTAAAGAATCCTAGAAAAATATTCAGTCAATCCTCATCAGGCGGAGGCTCTGACCCTGCATTAGCTGGTCGTGTAACAACTTTAGAAAACAATGAATACAAAATTACATATTATGAAATTGTGTCAGGAACAAGCGGAAGCCTCACAATCCCAACAGACTCAACCATTAACTCAGACGAGTTTGGTTTATCGGGTAATGCAATACTTTCAAAAATTGATGGCTCGAATAAGCCAACGTATGAAAGTCCTAAAACGGTAGGTGGGGTTGTAGTAACGGCAACTCTTAATCCTACTACGGGAGCATGGACATCATCAGAAACTTATACAGACACTAATGTTGCTTTAATTTATTCAATTAAGATTAAGTCAATATACTATTCTACTTTAAATTATGATAGAGTAATAGAAACTGTAGCATTAGCCGTAACAAAGACTTCTGATTTAATAAATGATGGAGACGATGGAGTATCTCACTTTATATCTTTAAATGATTTACCATCTAACCTTATATTATATGCTACAACGGCGTCAAGTGATGTTAGCGGATACTTTAAATTAGTAAGCAGCATAACAGACCCTAGCTATAATTCAGTTGCTGTAGATGTAAGTACAGGAGCTATAACAACTACAAATCAATTAATATCTAGTTTAGTAACATCAGCAAATATCATTATTGGTAATCCAGGTGTATTTAATATTACTACTATTGGTAACATTACAAGAACTTCGGGTAGCGGTCAAGCTGAATTTTATTTTGAAGTTTACAAAAGAGATAGTGCTGGAACTGAAACCTTAATTACAACAAGCGATAATACATTACCTGTATTAAACACAGGTTATTCTGAATTTTCAGCAACAGGATTGTGGAATGATGGAATGTTTGTAAATACTGATAGAATTGTTTTAAAATTTTATGGTAGTAGAATTTCAGGCGGTTCAGACCCTAGTTATAATTTTCAATTTGGAGGAACTGCTCCTGTTAGGACATTGGTTCCTATACCTTTAAATGTGGCTCCTAGCAACTCAATTCAAATTGTATCAAAAGACATTACTGATAGCACTGCTTTAACAGGAACAACTGCTATTACTTTAATGAAGTCTATTTTAATAACAGCTAATACTTATACAACTGGTGATGTAATTAAAATATTAAATAGGGCGATTAGAAGTACGGCAACGGGAACGGCTAATAATTATTATTACATTAATACAACAAACACTTTAACAGGTGCAACACTTATTGGCGGTCAATCATCAGCATCTATATTTTTTGCAATGGAACGTAGTTTATATATTAAGTCTGCAACAAATACGGAAACTTTATTAGCATCAAGCAGTTCTTCAGGAAGCGAAGCAGTTACAAGTGCTTTAGGTGTATCAAATTTAAACATTAACTGGGGTGTTAATCAATATGTGATTGCAGCTTTTCAAAATGCAGCAGTTGGTAATAGTACCGTTATGAGTTCACTAATAATTCAAAAATTTTAATGGAAAATTTAATTAAAATAAATAACACGATAACGTGGCGAGATATTGAAAACGCTAAAATAGTTAGTGTTGAAAAATTAGATGAATTGGCACTACATTTAACCTTAGCTGAATATGGCATATATTACTTTGACTATCCGAATACAAGCGTAAACGAAATAAATTATAACAATATTTACGAATTAATAGCTGCTTTAAAATAAAAGAAATTAAAAACTATGAATGCCTCAGAATTAATATTTGGAATAAAAGACGTAGTAGCAATTATTATAGGGTTAGGTTCTATAGTTAGTTTTATTTATGTTATAAAATCAAGTTCAGAAAAAGCTAACATCAAAATATCTGAAGTTAATGATGAATTAGATGACTTTAAAAAAGTTGTAAATGAGAAATTTTTACATTCTAAAAATACTAAAAAAGCAACAGTTGAATATATCATGGACACAGTAGAAAAAAAAGAGAACTTAATTTACAGTAAAATAACTGAAATTAAAAGTGAACAAGAAGTAGCTCATAATAAGTTATGGAACAAGTTAGACACTGTAGAGAAAATGCAGCAAAACATTAGTAATAATTTAGCTGAACTAACAGGTTATTTAAAAGCCAAAAACATATAATATGGAAATCAAAAAAATACCATTAGAAAAAGATGAATATTATCAAGAAATATTTGAAAAAGATACTATTGTTATTCATCATACCGCAGGAAGCCATAGGGCAGATTGGACAGTTGCTTGTTGGGAACACGACAAGAATAAAGCAGGTTTATCTTTAAAGGTTGCAACTTCTTATATAGTTGGTGGAATTTCAACTAGAGATGTTAAAGATGTTGCATGGGACGGAGTAGTAGTATGTTGTTTTGATGACAAATATTGGGCTCATCATATCGGAAGCAAGACTGCTAACAACTCTATACTTAATAAGAAGTCTGTAGCTATTGAAGTTTGTAACTATGGTCCTTTAATTAAAGGCAAAGATGGTAACTTTTATAACTATGTAAAAAGTATAGTTCCTAAAGAACAAGTAACTACTTTAGCTAAACCATTTAAAGGATATATTTATTATCATTCTTACACAGATAAGCAAATAGAAAGTTTAAGATTATTGTTAATAGATATTGCCAAAAGACATCCAAAGATTAATCTTAAAAAGGGATTGCAAGAGTTTTTAGATAATGATGATTGCTTCGAGCTTAATCAAGCTGCAACAAAAGGTTATCCTGGCTTATGGACTCATACTAATTTAAGAGCAGATAAATCAGATATGTATCCTCATCCTAAGTTAATTGAATTAATTAAATCACTATAATGGCAAAGAAAGAATCGTCTACTAGTGTTCTAGTAAAGAAAGCAAAATCAAAAGGAAAGGCTACGAAACATCCTAATAAACATAAAAGTACTAAACCTTATAAATCTCAAGGAAGATGAAATCATTAAAAAATTATTACAAACCAACTCCTGTTAAAATAAGAAAATTTGGAGATGCTTTATTAGCTTGTGCTGCCCTAATAGGCGGCGGAGGATTAATAGCTTACGATAGCTTAAAAGATGTATATTCTCCTAAAGAATTAAAAGTAATCATAGGAGTAACTTTATTTGTAGGCATTATAGGTAAATTCTTAACTAACTTCTTTTCAGCAGATGAATCAAACAAATAGGAACTATGTTGCAATTAGAGTGTATTTATTTGTCATTGTAGTAATGGCTATGATGATTTTACTTAAATGTGAGGTAACTAAGCCTGTAGATAATATAGATGGCTTAAACTCAAGATATGACAGTTTGAGCAAGGAAGTTATTAAGAAGGACGTTATAACAGATAGTTTAAATAAAGTTGTATTAGGATTAGATACAGTTAGAGAAAAGATATTACATATTTATCATGTTCAAAAAAAGACAATAAATATACATGACACTGTTCTCATGTATAAATTTGTACAAATATGTGACAGTGTAATAGAGGTAGATAGTATCGAGATTAGTACTTTAAAAACATTAAATAAAAATCTGGTTGATATAAATAAAGATAAATCAGATATGCTTTACAATAGAGATAATGTTATAGTAAAAAAAGATGCTATAATAGACTCTTTAACTAAAAGTAAAAAGAAGTATTGGAAAGGATTTAAACATGGGTTTGCAGCAGGAGCAATAGTAGTTGAGTCTTTAAATGTAGGGGCAGGATTACTGTTGAAATAATGGAAGATAAAATAGAAAAAATAAAACAAAAAATAATAGAAACTTACGTTGAATACAACGATAGTTTAAAAAAGGCAGAAGCTAAAAAAGAAGAATTAGAAAAGCTTAAAAAAGACCTAAAGCTGCTTTTACATTATTCGGGAAAAGAAAGCGAATAGCTCTTAATTTTCTTTCTTTGACGTAGGTAGAGTTAAAAGATACTCATTTACTTTACTATAAACATGTTCAGGCTTACCTAAAGCAAATACAAAATCTCCATTCTCAAACACTATTTCCGTATAATACTTCTTGTTTGTTTTTCCTCTAGGAACAAAACACTTTGGATTTAATTGACTTATAGTATTGTTAGATAGGTTAAATATAGCTATATCAATCTCATAATCATCAACCAATCCTTCCGACCTCATTCTTATAAGGTCAATCTCATCAGGCTCTTCATTGCCTCCTAATGCGTTATTTAAAGGATATATTACTTCTATTTTAAACCATTTTAATTCGTCCATACTAGTAAATTTTATTTTTTACTATTTTCTTATTCTCTAAAAAGTATTCTCCTGTTTTTATATTCAATTCGCAATACGCGAAACCCAAATTGTGCTTGTTTATGGGCATATACAACGGATTTAATCCGCATAAACAACCGACTGAATTAACAGCAACAACATCTCCATCCATAGTTGTTTCTGTGTTAGAAGATGTTTTATGGTAGTGACCGACAATAACATTAGATAATGTTTTTAAGAATGTAGAGCGCGCAGGATTAACTCCACCTGCCCCACCTGCAAGTTCGTGTCCATGTAGAGCTGTCAACTTACCAAGCTTAATAGGTCGTTTATCTTTAACGGTATCTATCTTTAATTCTCCTAATCTTAATAATACTTCTAATTGAAAATCATTTACATCAAATATTTCAGGAGCTTTTGCGTACAAGAACTTCTCCCAACGCTCATCGTGGTTCCCATGTTTAAAGACTATCTTTGTTTTAGGGAAATTTAAACGTAAAGACTTTAAAAACACTCTAACTGCCTCAAACTCTTCAGCTACACTTCTCATCCTCCAATCGGATTCATGGCGGCTGATATTTGCGAAATCAATCAAATCTCCATTGATTAATATACAATCTATTTTCTTCTCTTTACCATAGTCAAGTGCTAAAGTAATAGCTTTATTGTCCTGATAAGGAAAGTGTAAATCGTTTATGATTAATATACGAGATTGTTTTATTTCGTATGGAGTAAAATCATTTGCGTAACTTTCAGGAAGCAAATAATCAGTTGATGTTTTTGCTGGTCTATATAAACTTTTATCAGTAATATTTTTTTTACTTAAAACTCCATTGTTTCCTGTAATAGTCCTAACTAAAGACCTTATGCTTTCCGCGTTAGCAAATTGCAATGGATGTTCTTTTAATATCTTACGAGATAATGCAGCGTTTGAAGTATTAGGAAACTTTTTGATATACTCCCTAACTATCTTATTCTTTAAAGTTGGTTTACTTGCCATATCACAAAAATACTAAATTGTTTATAGTGATTAACGTAACTCACAATTTATTAACAGTTTGTAATATTAATAATAATATTAAAAATATGACAAGCTTGTAATATAATTAATTGAATATTGTATTTATATATAGCTCTTTTTTTATTACATTTGTTAAGATATAATAACTTGCCATGCCTACTAAAAGACAAATCATAGATGATATTTTTATATTAGCAACACGCTTCGGAAGAACTGATGATAGCCGATTAGATGAAACATATATAGGATTTAAGATAGAACAAATAAGAGTCGCTAAGATAATTGAAGAATATAACTATACGGGAGTAATAGACCAAAACTGGCTAGTTGACTTTGGAACATTGCCATTATACCCTGTTAATTTCGCAGATGACCCTAATATAACTCATTGTTCTTGTGATATAATGAAGTTTAAGCTACCTGTTCCTATAATGAATTTAACGGCTTTAGGAGAAGGAAATTTAGATTTGGGGTTAAAAGTTATATCTGCTTGTGGTTCAAAACAATATACTTACTACCCATTAGAAAGATGGAGAATGATACCAAGCGGACATGTTAGGTCTTTGTTTAATTATTATTCAAGATTTGGTCAGTACGGTTATGTTAATAATAATACTAAGTTTTTAAGATTTATGGGTGTTCCCGAAACTACTGAAGGATTAACTGTTAAAAATACTTTACCTGTTTTATCAGGAAGTATTAAGCCCGGCGTATCTTATACGGTAAATGGACCATCAGTAACCTATAACTCAGTAGTTTATATTAACGGTCAAACATTTACAGGAGTATTAGGAGTAACCACATTTACAGGAACGGCAGAAGTTAATTATACTAATTTCCAAGCTCCAATGACAGAAGATGATAACTATCCTGTATCTGCTCACATGGCTAGATTAATAGTATTAGAGTTTATGACTAAAGAATTAATGGTAGAGGAAAAGCAAATAGCTGATGTACAGAATGACTCTGCGGATGATGCTAAGAAATAAAAACAATGAAAGTAGTATTCAATAAAAAAAGCATTGACGATAATATAAAGAAGATTTTTA